AAATCCTTGAGCATGATACAGTCATCAGTGCCATGGTAGATTCAGTCAAGGAATCTAGCATCACTACTGATTGGAACATGAAGATCAAGGTCATTGATAATGGTGCTAAGATGAAAGGTGTCATTGACTTCCCTGACCTTACCATCGAACCAACAGTCGGTGACTACACCAAGTTCCAGCTTACCTTCTTTAACTCTTATGATGGGTCATGGTCATTCATATACACAGCCGCAGGTCAACGCTTGTGGTGTATGAATGGACAGACAACACCTGACAATGTAGCTGTCGGTAAGCGCAAGCACACATCCAACATAGCTGTCACTAGTGAAGCATCCAAGATACAGGGTGCAATGGAAGCATTCCTTGGCACTGAACAGAAATGGAAAACATACATGAAGATACAGGTAACAGACGATCAAGCTGTCGATATGTTGCGTGCTACTTTGTGTAAGTACAACCAGCCTAACGGTGCGGCTATCAAGTACAATGAGGCACGCTTCACCCTGCTACTCAGCCAATGGGAAAAAGAAAAAGCTGCATTAGGTTCAAACCTATGGGCTTTGTACAACGCATGTACATGGTGGGCATCACACCCACAAGTAACCAAGCGCACTGCTTCCCCGCTTGAGGTTACATCACGCAACAGACACACCGATGTCGCACGCATGATGCAACACAAAACATGGAAGCAATTAGAAGTAGCTTAACAACCAAAATAAATGGTGAATAACCCCCCCTATTATTCACCATTTATAAAACTTAATACAGTTAGTGACTGCCCACTCAGAAGCGGGGATACGGCCTCGGGCGACAGATGTAATGCGCTATGCGTTAAGCTTGTAGGCAATCACTTATCATTAATATGAACAGGTAATTACATCACCGTATATTTCTTTCAACCAACGGAGATCAACATGAGACTTACACTATCACCTCGTCCAAATGGTATGACAATCAGACGCGTCATAGCTGAAGGACAAACAATGCTTGAGCTAACTGTAGATGACACAACATCAGGTAAATGTAAGCTGATCTTTCATTGCCAAGCTGATGCACCCTTCATCAAAGAACTACCTGCAGAATTACTTGATGAACACATTGCTGATGAAGCATCAACATGGATACGCATGCGTGTGCCAATGTTTATGCCGCAGATCACAGATATAGAAGCACACCAGCAACAACGTGCAATCGAATCAGAACTAGCTTAACAAAATATGACACGGATACTGAGTCGACACAGTGGCAATGCCGTGACACTAGGCCAGACCTAATGCCTAGAAGTTATTCATACACTGGATAACTTTACCAATAATATTATTTTTAAGGTTACTTATTTTTATTGGTCGCCAAGATTGACCTTCTGTAAATGTATCAGGAAGTTGTGTAGGGTTACGTGGATAGTAACAAATTTGATTGTTTTCTATAATGCCGCAAAGAAAACCGCATGCCTCACTACGATATAAAACAATATCACCGTCCTTTATATCCTTCTTTTTATTGTAAGGTTTAATAACAACAGTAGAGTGTGACATTATTCCCATCATACCCATACCAGTCCAGTAACCCAACTTATACAATTCTACTGAACTATCATCTACAACAATCATATCAACAGTTTCCCCATTTGAATTTTTAACTGGGTGTTTAACAAGGCCACCTTCCTGACCTTTGTTAATCAACTGTGGGTTAGAACCAGCGACAAACGCCAGCTTACCAAGTGTCCGAGAAGTTGGGATATATGTCGCATCAGAATTTAAAAAACGTGTAATGTTTGTGGGACTTGTATTAGCTTTTACAGCCCACTCATTTGCGCTCCATCCCTGACTAGACATGACTGTGCGCATCCAAACACGAATGGCACGTCGCTCTAATTCTTCCACATCTGACTCCTGCATTTCTACAGTAGTACAGCAGACCCGCGTAATGGTCATCCATTACTAGTGCAGTATTGCACACATATAACTAATTGTGCAAACTGCATTAATGCAGTACAATTATTTTTATGAGAACATACTTTGAACAATTACAGTTAGTTGCAAGATCATCAGGAATTGACCTAATGCTTGCCTTTAAAAATGCAGGTGTACCTACCAGTACATACTATAGATCATCTGCTCGTAACGATATGCGGTACAAGACTGCAATCAAGGTGATGAATGGAATCCAAAACCTTCAAGCATCTAAGTCAGCCAGTGGCGATTGATCCAAACTGGTTAGCTGTTGTGTCTCACTTAGTAAATGAGAGACACAAACAATCAATGTCGCAAGAAGCACTAGCTCATAAGATCGGGTGTGCCTCAAGTCTTGTACACAAATGGGAACAGTTCAAACGCTTACCATCTGGGTTCTTATTCTTGTGTTGGTTACAGGCGTTGGATTGTGAAGTCGAAGTCAAAGCTAAACAATAAGGGGCGACCTGCTCGTTGCCATGTATGTGAAAAAGTGAAGCACTATTATGTGTGTCCACTCAAGTCAGTTGCCCCTGCCAAATATTACACAGTCTGTCTTGACTGTTATGAGGGGGACACATGGCAAGTAAAGCTCGCAACAAAGGAAACTACCACGAAAACTGGTTCGTCAAACTCCTCAAAGAGTGGAAGATACCAGTCAAAAAACAACCGCTATCAGGCGCGTTGGGCGGCGAGTATAGCGGCGACCTCATCGTCGAAATCAACGGACATAGACTGGTAGTTGAAGTCAAGTACCGTAAAGAGTCCAGCTTTCCCAGCCCCTTTACAGTTTTAGAAAACAGAAATGCTGCATTGTACAAACGTGGCAACGGCAGTGATCCTAAGTGGGTGCTTATCCTACCTGATTACGTTGTCGAAAAATTATGGAGATCAGAATGAAATACACAGTAAATAAAAATGGCTCAGTAAGCATATATCTTACAAAGGCAGAACGTCCTTTTATAGATTGGGTAATGTCTGAAGGTCTTGCAGGTGCATTTTTTGAAGATGATGAAGAAGCAAAAGGTAATTTAGATTCTAAAACATTCAGAAGTTATAAGCACATGGGGTCACCGTGCTGGATGGGTATGATACGACGATTACAAAATAGGGATAAAACAAATGAGCTTTAAGGTTATGGGCTTGGCCTATGAAGCAGATGTTGGTGACGCATTAGCCAAGCTAGTTCTACTTGTACTAGCTGAGCATGCCGACAACGACACGCATCTGTGCTGGCCTAGCCTTAATAGAATTGCTGACATCACGCATCTCACGCGCAGGTCAGTAGTAACCAAGTTAGATTACTTGGAAAGCAAGGGTATGATCACGCGACAACGTGGTCATAAAGGGTTGAGTACCAGATACACTATCATTGTGAACCAGCTTCACACACCTAGTGTACCAGCTTCACCCGAACCTATCATAGAACCTAGTATAATAGGTAGAAAGCCAAGACTTCGGATTGCAATGCCAATAGGTGAGGACTGGTGTGCTTCACCTGCACTGCGTGATGAGATCAATGCACTACCAAATATAATGGAGATCGATCATGACTTTGAAGAAGTTGAGTTCAAAGGTTACTGGCTTGCCAGTGACGCCAAGCGTGTCAGCTGGGACAACCAATACAAAACTTTCTGTAAGCGATACCGTACCGTCCAAGCAACAGTCACAAGCCTTGGAAATACTAACAGAAAGCCATCCCCTAGAAACAGACAAGAGAATAATTTCTTCGATAGCGTCGTTCGGCATAATACTTCGGGCAACTGATCGTGCGTTATTCCCTGATAACGGCGACGTAAGGTACGTCAACAAAGGCTTTAGAGTACACCTAGCCAAACGCACTCAAGCAAGCCTAGACAAAGCCCTACGCTACGTTGAGATGTCAATGACACCAATGCCAGAGGATGAACGCATCAAACGTTTGACACTCATGCTTATGATGGTTGCCAAACCATCAGGCGAGGGTGCTGGTGATCTGAGTAACCGCATACGATTGTACTCAAAGCATATGGCTGACTGGCCAGCCGATATTTTCTTAACTGCTGTATTGCACATAGAAAAGAACTCAACATTCTGGCCAGCTTTTTCAGAACTAAACAGAATATATGAGATATACATTGAACGTAGACAAAACATGTTAAAAGCACTGCAAAACTACAGGATATGACAAACTTTATATTGTGCTTACTGCAATAATGCAGTAGTATTTCATTAACGATTGGAGATCATAATGGATAGAACAGGATTCTTAGGTGGCAGTGACATGTCACTAATTCTCAACGGCGATTGGCTGTATCTTTGGGAGGTCAAGACAGGCAGGGAAAAGTCTGATGATCTATCAGATGTATTCCCTGTCCAGCTTGGTATAGCTACAGAAGAATGGCACATTGACCAAGTGGGTAAAGAGCTAGACACCCTCATCGTGCCAGCACATAGACAAGTTATGTACCGTGTAGCCCCACCAGAATACGGCGCAATCCCACTCAAAGGCACACTAGATGCCACCATCATGTCACCCAAGCAAGAGCTATGGGGCATCGAAGTCAAGCACACCAACGAGCGTGCGACTATGGCTAGCCAGCTTGAACGCTACATGCCACAGCTACAGTTCTATATGTATGTGAGTGGCGTCAAGAAGATGTGGCTGTCGTGTATCTTTGGCAATCGTGACAGGCAGATGTGTTCAGTCAATCCTGATAGTGAGTTCCAGCACACCATGCTGTCAGCCGCAGAAGAATTTTGGGGCTATGTAACCAGCAATCAGCGACCGGACTCAGGCATGCAACCCATACCCACTTCATTAGATAGTGTAGCTATCAATGACATGGTGGCTAGGTGTGCCAGTAATGACAATCAGTTTGGCGACAGTGCAATGACATACCTTGAAACCAAGGATGCGCACAAAGCCCACGAGACTTGCAAGAAACAATTGAAAGGCATGATCGCTCACAATGAGCGTGAGCTTTACAATGATGTCCTTGCATTACGCCGAGCCGCTAATGGCTCAATTCGCTTCGTATCTATGGAGGATTAGATGACTCAGAAAGATGCAATCTTAACACACTTGCAGGAAGGCAAGCGCATATCACCACTCTCAGCACTCAAAGAGTTTAGCTGTATGCGGTTAGCTTCACGCATATACGACCTAAGAACGGAAGGTTATCCGATTGAAACCGTAACAGTTCATGGCAAAGGATGTCATTGGGCTGAATATAAAATGGCGCAGAGCAACGACAATCACCCTGCGCCTGTCAAATAGATTGGAGATCAACTTGACAACTCAACCTATCAAAAAACCACAGGCTGTAAAACCTGTTTCTGATCCACAAAATCTTATTGAAGCGTTGCTTGCATTCCAATCCTTGCAAGTCAGTGCCAAGAAAGACGGATCGAACCCACACTTTCGCAGTAGCTACTCTACTCTGGAAGAAGTCATTAAAGCTGTAGGTCAGGGCAATCAGTTCGGCTTGACCTATAGCCAGCTTATAGACTTTGCAACAGACGAGCATGGCAATGTGCATCGTTACGTCAAGACAATCCTTATGCACAAATCAGGTGGTGATCCACTTGTATCACGCTGTCCTATCGTAGCTAAAGATGTAAGCAACCCACACAATCTTGGCTCTGGCATTACCTATGCCAAGCGTTACTCACTGCAAGGCATCTATGGTCTGCCATCAGAAGATGATGATGCAAACCAAGCAGTCAACTCAAACTCTAAAGGAGAGTCAAACAATGGATGGCGATAAGCAATATGATGACACGGATAAAGCTGTAGCTTTTAAGCCGTGGCCTGAGGAACGCATGATCCTCAAAGGCAAGATCAATGACAATGGCAATGAGAATGAGATCATTGTCTTGGAACGCACAAGTAAAGCTGGTGATAAATACTATGACCTATATGAAAAGGTCACACCGCTTTACGAAAGCAAACCACCTAAGACCACAGCATTCGATGCGCCATATAAAGATAGGCGTATCGGTATGTGGAAGAACGTAACCAAAAACGGTGATGCGTTTCTTAGCGGCAAGATACAAGACAAGTATATGCCAGAAGGTCAGGACAACAATCATGCACCTGCCCCTATAGCGCAACAAGCGCCAGCCCAAATATCATCAGGTGATCTACATCCTGACGATATACCGTTTTAAGATTGGCGCGAGGCAAGCATTCCCATAGCAGACCCGCTTAGTATTGCTTGCCTCACTATCTATAGGAGCATCTTATGTTAGTTGAGACAATACCGATTGAAGATATTGCTGCAAATTTACAAATTAATAAGCACAAAGTTAAGAGCTTAGTTAAAAAACATTCCATCCCATACATAAAGATTGGACATAAGTGGCGCGTTGAACAAGAATCTTATCTGCTATTGCTGGAGAAATTAAGATGTCACTCAGGCTACACAAGCGGGGAAATGTCTGGCACATCCAAGGTAAAGTTTACCTCGGCAATGACAGCATCACCGTTAGACAAACTACGAACCGTCATTCAAAGCGCGAAGCAGAAGAAGTAAAGCAACGCATACATGAAGAAGCTATGCGGCAACTCAAGGGTGGAGGGCAATCCTCTATCCCTTGGTCTGTTGCATGTACCAACTTTGTATTAGCTGATGATCGTAATAAGACTGACATCCTTCACATCGAACAACTCACCCGCCAGTTCCGCAACCAACCAATCAACACAATCACAACAGATGATTGGAAACGCTACTGCCTTAACTATCTGAAAGGGTGCAAGCCATCATATTATAACCGCGTGCGTGCTGTCATAAGCAATGTGCTTGGATACTCAGGCATCATTGTTACTGCCAATATCAAAGACAGAACCAATCTTTACCTGCCCAAGCGCAAGGTAAAGCAACGCCGCATTATGTTTCTATCTTATGAACAGCAAGAAGTATTACTCGACTCATATCCTTGGTATCTAAAGTCATGGGCTATAGCTCTAGCTTATCATGGCTTGCGCCGACAGGAATCACGCTTGCTTGAACGCCATGATATAAAGATGGATGAACGCCTGATACAAATACGCGAAGCTATATCCAAAGATGGTGAACGCTTCATCCCCATGCACCCACGCCTACATAAAGCCCTAACAGATTACCCACCCACACACCCACGCTTCGTATTCACCAACAGCAGAGGCCAGCCATACAGTGCAGATGGCATGAAGCGAGCGCACTCAACAGCGCTCGCTCGTGCCAACGCACGCCTCACAGAACTAGGGCTACCCAGCATCCCACACTTTACACCGCACGACTGGCGACACCATTGGGCTAGCCAGATTATGATGCAAGGCGGTGACGTAGAAAGCCTTCGAGAACTAGGCGGCTGGTCTGATTTAAAGATGGTTCAGAAGTACGCAACAATTTCAAAAGAACACAAATTTAACACACTCTTGAAACTAAGGTGAATAATATGCAAGCAAAACAATCACATAATTCACAAGGGGTTTACAATGGCATTGTAGAGGTCAGCGGTTCGATCCCGCTTAGCTCCACCAAATCCACAATACTAATCCCTTGTATTCCCTCAAGAAAACGTCAGTTAAAAACACGTATTCAATACTGCATAACCGCAGGTTTGTGTGTTTTCTTCTCGTTTCTTGTACTTTACTAATGCAGTTTGTGAATATTTTTTACACAAATTACACACAGTCGAAGGAGGCTACAGCCCAATGGGTACATACAAAAAGCATAAAGACGTACGCAGGTACGACAACTTAACACCTCTAAATGATAGTCGTGTTGAACGTAACGACAAAAGAAATGTCAGAGAATCATGGGAAGCTAACTCAGCTATGCTAGCTGACAATGCTTTTGCTGATGATGTTGTAACTGATGATGATGGCGGCAAATACTATGCACGCCAAACAATCGTACAATCAGAGCTTGGTAATTATGTCTAGCATCATAATAACTGAGACAGAGATAGATTACCCACGCAAAAAGTACATATATATGTGTGTTAAATGCGATAGCACTTGGGTTAAGGACGAGTATCTACCTAATTTTAAGTGCGACAAGTGCAATGCCAAGCCAAGCTTCAAAGTAATAGATGGTGGTAAGCATTGATTTCATTCAATAATAATTGGCTCTCACGTTGAGGTGAGCAAAGGCGCACGTATGATAGTGCCTTCACCTCGGCCTAAGACAACATAACAGGAGAGTAATATGACTACAGTAAAAGGTTTTACCCACAATCACCTAACATTCTTAATTGCTAATGTGATTAATGAACTTGAAAAAGAATCAGTAATCAAAACTGACTTTGATATGGATGATGAATTAAGTCTTAATACATTATCTATAATGATAAGTAAGCTATTAACTCAATATGAAAACGAAAAGTTAATACCAGTAATTAAAATGGAATTGCTAACTGCTCAAGACGGTCAATCAAACGATCTGCCCTGTTAGTTACCTGCTTATAGTACCTGCTATCTTTTAACTCAGCCCCAGCAGTCTCATAATTTTC